CGCTGCGAAGGCCTGATTCGCCAGCCATGCCACGCCGTTACTGATAGCCAGGTCTCTTCTTCGGCCTTTGTCTGTCTCATCGTCGGTGTCGTCGAATTCCCCTAGAAACGGAAGCTCGTAGTCCCTGATAGCCTTCCAGCGTTCAAGGTATGGGTTTCTCTTCGTCTTGAGAATTCGGATCCGCGCAAGGGCAGCTTGCTTGTCCGGTGGATTCCTGGTCTGTCCATCCGCCGGAAGTGCCTCCGGTGGGATGGCGGATGCTAGTAGCGTATTCATCCTAAAGTCTGCTTGTTGGAACTGCCTGCATTACTAAGCAGCGTAGAAAGCCGGGTGGCAGCGAAGCCCTGCTGCTTTCTTCTCTTCTTCGTGGACTCGGTGTCACCGCTGTTGTCCGATACTTCGGAGCTGGTGACATTGGTGACAGAGGGATCTACCTTCTGCACTTCCGGAGTGGATACTTTACCACCGCCGAATAAACTTCCGCACATAGTGTTCTCCTTTCAAAGTAACTGGTAGTCGGTATTGGATTTCCCATTTCTCTTTCTCGCCACTACCGGGACGGCAAAGGTAAGGGCTAGGGCGTCGGCGTCGTTTGGAGACGGTATGCCGGCCTTCTTCATTTCGTCCTTGGACTTGAGCTGTATTCTCCCGTCCATGGTCGGCTTGATTTCTACATGGGTCAGATCGTCTACGAGCGTCTGATCATTGTCTATCGCGCCGCCGGTCTGAAACCACTTCTTCATGGCGAACCACATGTAAGCCCGCATGTTCACGCATGCCGGGTCAGGAGAAGCATTGGCAAAGGAAATAAGGTTCCAGGCTCTTCCCATGGTGAGCCCTGCGCTATAGATACCCGTGCCATAGCCTAAGTCGATATTGACAGCAGCGGCGTGATACTGGTCTTCGTACTTGGCCACCAGGTTCGCTATGGTCATGTCATTATTGTTCTTTTGGATTCTTGCCAGCTTCTTGGTGTATAAGCCCTTGCGAAGGTAGATCGCCGTAGCGTCGCCGCCGCTCCAGGCGGGGTCTACGCCGATCACCGCCGGAGCAAAAGAGTACTGGCTCTCATGGAGAGTCCTTGCGATGGCGTCTTTGACTAGCCCTAAAGGAATAAACTGTAAATCCGACGCGTCCGGGAATTCCCCTGTCACTCGGACTTTGAAGAAATCTGAATCCTTGCCATAAGCCTCTTCCCACTGTCCGATTTTCTGTTTATCTGAGAACCGGACGGTTCTGGAATCCACCTGTAAGGTATTCCAGTAGGGGCGGAATTTATGGAAAGCGTCGTAGAATCTCCCGGTGTTTCGCGTCGGGTTTCCGAAGGCGCACCACAGTCTTTCCGTGTTGGCGTCGTTTAATGCACCTTCTGCGACTTCCCATATTTTGTCGTCGATAGCGGAGGCTTCGTCGAAGATGAGGAAGGTTCTATTTCCTTGGTTGTGAAGGCCGGCGAAGGCCTCGGGATTGGATACACTCCACGGGATAGCGTCGGCCCGCCAGTTCTTCTCCCTGCCGTCCTCGGCAGCGAAGATAGCGGTAGCCGTGACTTTGAAGAGATCCCTTGCGATAAACATGGCGTGCCACTTCATCAGCTCCGGCCATGTCTTCGTGAGGAGCTGCGTCTCCGTGTTGGCAGTGATGACGCCTCGGGTGTTCTCGTGCGTTGCCATAGCCCATAGAATAAGCCAGGACACAAGAGCCGATTTCCCGATGCCGTGCCCGGAGGATACAGCCTCTTGGATGACTCTGTCCGGAGACATGTTTTCCCCGATATGCTTTAGGATCTTTTTCTGCCAGGCCTCAGGGCCGTTCTGGTTAGAGAGTAATCCCTCGCCCCATGGAAACGCCCAGTATACGAAGCCCAAAGGGTCGTGGGATAAGTCGGCTAGATCAGTCACCATGTCTAGATTCATCGCGTCTCTCCCTCGCTTTCTTTAGAGCTTCGGTTAATCCTACATTGCCGGAGAGCTCCACTTCCTGCTTGTCTCTCCAGCTCTTGGGTTTTCGATTCTTCAGCCAGAAGATAGCAGCAGTCGTATCCGGTGGGATTTCCCTTTGAACGGTTCTTTCGGTCTCTACGATCTGTCCGTCCGGCTGCTTGACCCTCGATATGGTCTTCTCCGTGACGGTACATCCCAGGGCCTTTCTGAATAGCGCATTTTCGATTTTTACATCCGCTATCCCTTTATTTATCTTTAGGGCCTCGGAAATCTCGGGATGCTTCTTCTTCCAGTCATAGAGGGTGGAGACGTTTATGCCGATGGTCTTGGCGATGTCTTCGTCTGTTGCTCCGTCCCTCGCCCAGGAGCCCAGGAGTAATAAATTATCCGGTTCTACCCACTTCTCCCATTTCCCTTTTGCCACGGTCTAAACGCCTCCTTCCCCGAAAAATGCAAAAAAGGGCTGATAACTGTTGAACCCATGTGGTTCGGAAAGTTATCAGCCCTTTACGGTCTGTGCCAGATCTTACGACCTGCATGCCTTTATGATATACGTGTTTTAGGAAATTGTCAAATGAGGTGTTTTTCCTCATCGAATTTGGTGATTGCCCGCCGGAGATGAAGGCCGTCCTCCTCCTCGATTACAGAGTAGCGGACGACGATTCCCCTCTCTCCTACTTCGAATTTCCATTCATTGCCCTTCCGCGTCTTGTGAAGCGGCCGCTTCTTCAGCGACTGCGGTATGTCTGCTGAGCCGTAGAAATTCTTTTTGACTAGGCGCTCCGCCTTCTTCTCCGGTGTCATGTCTGCTCCTTTACTTCATGGCCTCTACCTCCCAGCCATTGTCCTTGAATCCTTTGAGGATACGGTGATAAGTGCTGGCTGCCGCCTCCTTCCCCACTACAATTTCATTGTGCTCGGCGGTGAGCTCGATGTTTCCTCTTTTGTTTGATGGAAATACCAATACACGGAAAGTGCAGGCGCACTGGCCGTCCTTGTACTCCAACCTGCTGAGCATGAGCTCCTTTCGCTCTTTGCCTTTACGGATATAGGTTATCACGGATGTGACCTCCTTGTGACTGACTTGTGACTCGTTTCGTCTATCGCGAAGACGGCTCTGCAGAATCTTCTTGCCGAGCATGTGACCGCTTTTGTTCTTTCTCTGCTAGGTTGGAAATCATAGCAAGCGTCCGTATTGTCTCATTCGCCAAGCATATATCCTTGAGCCTAATCCGGCCACTCTCCGCGATGGACTTTGTTACTACAGCCGCAATCAGAGCATAACTCTTGAAAGCTTTTTTCAATCGTTCCTTAGTGCCCCAGTCTCTAAAGCTGACGGGGCACTTTTCTATTTCCTCTCGTTCCATTTTCTGCTCCTTTCTTGCTACTTCCTCTTAGCTGCTACGCACAAGGCGGCGATGACAAGGCCGATACAGCCGCCGGAAATAAGGCCCATGAGAAATACGGCTATCATGTTACCTCCTAGAAGGGGATCTCTTCTTGCGTCATCGGGTACACCTCCCCGAACTGCCCGAAGCCCTGCCGGCTCTGTCCGCCCTGCTGGCCCTGCTGGTTCTGCTGGCCGCCGTATCCCTGTTGGTTCTCCTGCGTGTCCCTCGGTGACGGCGCGACGAAATCAGCCGTGACTTCGGTAGTCCATACCCGCTGATTGGTTTTCGGGTCATCGTAGCTCCCTGTGGTGTAGCGGCCGGAGACGAATACACCGGTGCCCTTGTGGCAAGTGTTCGCTACAAGCTCCGCCCAGTTTCCCCAGGCGATCACATTCACCCAGTCTGTCCGCTGCTTCTTCTCTCCCTGTGGAGTGATGAAATCCGTGTTGGCAGCGATGGTAAATCTCGCTACCGCCTTTCCGTTTTTGGTGCTTCGAATGAGGGGGTCTCTAGCGAGATTCCCCTGAATCATTACCATGTTCATAAGCGTATCTCTCCTTCTTCATCTGGTATGCATGTCGCATAGAGCACTTCGGGCTGCAACATACGATACCCTCTCTTTTAGCTTCAAACTGCTTCCCGCACATCACGCAAGTCTTCTGCAATGCCGCTTTACGTTTCCGCTCTGCGGCCTCCAGAGACGCTTTGGTATGGAGTGCCTGGTAAGGGAAATATCTGTAATCCCCCTCTTTGACGTCCTCTATCAGCACAGTCGCCCCTCGGGGGATGACATCCCGTATCGTAGCCGGCACAATGCGACTAACGGTATAGACGTAGATCTGCGGGCCCTCGTAGGGTCTATTCTCCTCCTTGGCCCTTTGCTACTGCCTTCGGATTTCCTCCCAGTCTCTTTGAATCATTTTCCCACCTCGAAATCTACCCAGTGCTCCTTCCCCGGGCGATTGAAATTCACCGCCGCCTTATGGAAAGACTCTGCATGGCCATGTTTCTTCCGGATCATTTTGCAAGTCTTCTCATCGTTGCACTTCCGGACGCGCTGGCCGTCCTCGTCTATCATCCAGTGATAGCTCCGTTCATAGAGTAAAGGCCTACCGCAATACGCACACCGCCCTATGAGCTCTCGTCTTGTAGGCTCGGTTTTGATTCCCGGCCTCCACTCTTCCTTGAGCTCCGCCTCCAATTTTCTAAACATCAGGGCGTCCGCCTCCACCCGTTTACCCGGATGACGCTTCCTACTCATTCTGTCTCCCTCGCTTTCTGAATCTCGCCAGCTGCAACGGATAGCCCGCAGTGGTGAAGGTATTGATCACTTCATAGCACTCCATGCCCTTAGGCGGGATGGGATTCTCTCTCCACTTCTTGGAGTGGATCGTCTGATAATGCACCTCCGGCTTCTTCAAATTTCTCGAAGCCACATATCTCACCTTCTGCTTCCCCTCTCGCACAGAAGTACCGCTTTCTTTGATGAAATACGAAGCCAGCCTCTTGGCGTCGTCTTCCTTCCCGTCATAAGGCAGGAATTGGAAGAACCGGATAGAGCTATGTTTCCAGAACTTTTGAATGTCCTCTCTAGTGGCCCCTTGGTTCAAAAGGATATGGTGATGGATTCGTACTCCTTTCTGTTCCGTCGTGTAGACGTACCTCATCTCCTTTCCCAGCTTTTTATAAAAGCCTCTTAAGGATCGGACGAACTTGGTGATATTCTTCTTTGCTTCCTCATAGGTCGGCTCTTTGGCATAGGTGAGAGTGAGATATGTATCATCCCGTTGGAAATTGGTAAGGATCAGTTCCATGAGATTTCTCTCCGCCCTCTTGGCGTTTACCTTCGCTACATCCTCGGGCGTCTTTTGGAAATTCTTTTCCCGCGTCTTCTTGCCCCCTAGACGGCAAGTGAAATACTTCTCCTCCATCTTCCCGTTGGGGTAGATGAAAATTCTTTTTCTGTATGGCAAGATGTCCTCCAATTAATACCCTTAACAAGGGGACAAAGAGAGCGGAAAGCTCCCTTTGCACCGATGTTTTTTTGATTTTTTAGAGGCCATGTGCTATACTTACATATAGAAACTTTTAAATAACTCATGACCTCTTAGACGCCTGTTCCAGCAGGCGTCTTTTTGGTATATAGACAAGTCCCATTATTGGCCGCCGTAGGCCTTTGGAAATACATACACCTATCGCAATGCTCCTCGCACACCGCCGCCCGCTCTTTCGGGCAGTGCACCGCGTGGAGCATTTTCCTTTGGCACATGGGACAAACCGTATTGTTCTCCTTTAGAATGGCAAGCCTGGCCTTTTCTCGGGTAAGCACCCTTTCCGGATCTTCTGTATACGGGTAATTTCGGCAGTCCGGTATAACGCTGTCAAACCTTCCTCGTTTTCTTCCCTCCACCGTCTCACCTCCTCCGACTCTAGGTAAGCCTCCGCCTTCCTCTGATACTCCTTGTTTACGCTCCCCCAGCCCGTGTGGAACTTCTGTAAATGGACTTCCGGAGACAAGGAAATAAGATTCTCCTCCTTGTCCTCTCCGCCGGATCCCACCGGTCTCACATGGTGGACATGTTTGGAATCAAAAGGAAACGGGACTCCCAAGTACATCTCATACGTCTCATGCAATGCTTCATCCCGCTCCTTGATGAGAGCGAAGAGCTTTCGCCGATTGGCGGCCGATAGTCTTATCACGACTTCCCCCTCCGAATTCATACCCCTTGTGACAATCCCTGTGGGTCGGGACATACCGCCCCTTGAGCTTCTCCCACATCTCCTCGCCTTGAGGGATTTCTCTGTGACACCTCCCGCACTCCATCAGAAAGTGCCCTCCTCGATTTCTCGAATGATCTTGCCCAAAAGACTCACGCATACCATATGGTCGCCGCTATCCTTGTGCTGTCCCTTCATGAGCAGCCTCTTCGCCGTCTGGAACTCCTGCTCCTTCCTCTCCATCAGCTTTTGTGTCAGCTCCATCGATCCGTACATTCTCTCTTCCATACGTCCTCCCTATTCCGGTATCCTCTACCACCTTACTCGCTATAGCCTCCAGCCCGCAGGCCACCCCTGCATTCCACCAGAAGTCCTTATTATTTCCTTCTCTATCGGCCAGCTCCGCCAAGATTTCAAACTTCTTCCTTTTCCTCTCGAGAAACCGCACCAGTTCCTCCATATAGCCTTCTTCTATCATCTGCCGCCTCCTCCTCCTTGAAATACTGGGCCATTCTCTTTGCCACATCTATAGGCCTTACCATCAGCCCCGGGGAAATAGACTTCACCAGTCCGATAGCTGCCGTCACCACATCTCGATTATTCGTGATAATGATTTTAACTACCTTCCTCATCCGTCTTCCCCTCGAAGAAATCCGTCATATG